TTATTTTCTTTCGCCCAGCTTCGCATCAATAAAGAAGATTCCGGCTGCACCGGCTTTCTTCACCATATCCACGATACCGGCAGCGGTAGCTTCTTCCTCTACCTGCTCGCGAACGAATCCCCACAAGAAGTCTTGGGAAGCCTTATCTTTTTCAGCAGCAGCCACGTCTACGAGAGCGTCAATCATCTTTGATACGCGGCATTCGTGTTCGTAAACCTGCTCGAATACTTCCAGCGGAGTACCGAAGTCGTTGGGAACAACGTCAACCTTATCCAATTTGGCCTTGCCGCCACGCTTGATGATATACGATGCCAATTCACAAGCATGTGCATGTTCTTCGAACGACTGCTTCTTCAACCAGGAAGCCATACCACAATAACCCTCTTTCTCCATGTAGAAAGACATTGCCAGATAAAGGTTGGACGACCACATCTCAGCCGTAATCTGCTCGTTAATTGCATTCTGTAATTTTTCTGTTATCATAATTGTATTTATTAAGTAAATTGAAATGATTACAAATATAACAAGAACACATGAATATTGTTTATCTCAATAACATTATTTAGTAAAAAAAGCATAACATAACCTTTCGCATATACCAATTGCATTACAATGAGACCGGATTAGGGGGCGGTGGTTCTTGCAGAATGGATGCAGCGTCAAAACAAGGACACGCCTTTATCCATTCTTCGGGTTCTATCTCGCCGTTACGGTTGAGGTCGGGGCTGAGGTCGCGATGCCCGCAGAGGCGGCTGCCGGGATAATCGCGCAGCAACAGCATGACGAGTACCCGCAAAGAGTGTTTCTGAAAATCGGTGCGGGTATCGGCAGGATGCCCCCGCTCGTCCAGCCCGCCCTCGTAACAAATACCGACACTGTGAGCGTTATGGCCTTTGGCATGCGCCCCGGAACGTTCCAAAGACCGGAGCGTCTTTATATCACCGTTCCTGCGGATATAATAGTGATAACCTGCGCCGGAGAATCCCCGGCGCAGGTGGTCTGTGGTCAACTCATGTTCGGTATAGCTACGGTCGCAACGGGTAGCGGAACAATGAATGACGATGAGGTTGATAAATCTCACTTTCTTTAAGTATAAGGTACGTAACTTAAGTATAAAGTATAAATCAGGCAGGCATTGCCTGTACGCCTAAAGCACCTAAAACAGCCGAAGCCACTGCGATTACGATTTTGAGGAGCTTGTCCCACCAGTTTGATTTTGTTGCCATAAGATTTAAATTAAGGGTTAGATTAAAAAAACATACGTCCGGCGGCCATACAGATTCGCCGCATTGTTTATTGACGGTAAAGACCGGTCACGGCCTATCCGAGCGGGTTCTCCTCTTCACCGCCGCTACCGCCGCTGTTGCCACCGGAAGAACTGCCGTCCGCAGGCTTGTCCAGCGCAAAAGACACATTTGCCGGACTGCGGGTGGCAGCCGTACTGCCGTTCACAAGCTTCAGCTCCTTGTCGGGCACAAAGCGGATATTCACTTTGGAGATATTCCTCACCGTGCAGTCTTCCGACTTCTCCACACCCGGACAGCGAAACGTCATGTGAAGCGTGCCGAGCTGGTTCAGCTTCACCTTGTCGCCGTTGGCAAGGTTCGTCTGGATTTCTTCCACAAGGGCTTCGATTACGTGCTTCACATCACCCTTCGTCATGGCACAGTTTTTCTGAATACTGGCGGCAAGGACATCAATATCCACCTTGCCGCAGGTCTTAGGCTTCTGACGGAGATAATACAGTTTCTGAGAATTAGGATCCGTTACATCCTTCCGGCGCTGAAAGCGCTCTACAAGTACATCCATAAAAAATAAAGTTTAGGTTAAAAAATAAATAAGAATCAAGTGTAAGCCGACTGTACGTACTTACTTACAAAAACCAAACACAAAAAGGAAGAGTAAAAAGGCGCCTTAATCAATGATTTACCTCTCTTTAAGCATATAACAAAGATACTAAATTCAAGAGGCAAAGTCAAGTATTCAGCCATTTATTTTCAACAATCCGCGCACTTTTTTATCAGAAAACCAGGTAAAAAAACAGACGGTCTGTTTGCTCCTTACAGACCGTCTGTTCCACTCCGGCAGACCATGCGTTTACCTTCCACGCACCATCTGTTTTTCCTATATTCCCTATATAAGTAATGAATACATTAATATTAGGGTATCATTTCGCATTCCTCATCAGCCATTCCGTAGGCGGAACATACTCGCCCAGCTTCGTCATGCTGGGGTTATGCGCAAAGTACACATCGCCCGTCTCTCCGTTGCGGTGCTTCGCCACAATCACCACTCCCAGGTGTTCCGACGGATACTTGCTTACCGGTTCCGTCCTGATGCCTGCCAGCGCAGGGCGATAGAGCAGCATCACCATATCCGCATCCTGCTCGATGGCGCCGCTCTCGCGCAAATCGCTCAGGATAGGACGGCTGAAGGGGCGTCCGTCGCTACCCCGGTTCAACTGGCTCAGGAGCAGGACGGGCACATTCAGTTCCTTCGCCATGAGCTTTGCCTTACGGGTGGTCTGCGCCACTTCCTGCTCCCGGTTCCGGTTCTTCTGGTCGGACTTCATATCGCAGAGTTGCAGATAATCCAGAATAATCAGGTCGCACTTGCCTTTGCTTTGCAGCATACGTGCCGAAGAGCGCACACGATCCATGCTCGTTACCGGATGGTCGTCCACATGGATGGGCAGGACACGAAGTTCAGAAGCCGCCGTCCTCACCTGCGCCACTTCATCATCGGTGAGCTGTCCGCTACGCAAATGACGGGCATTTACATCCGGCGAAGCGGCTATCAGCCACCGGTCGCCCAGGCGTTCACCCTGCATTTCGAGACTGTATACCGCCACATGATGTCCTGCGGTGGCGGCGGCACGTGCCAGATGCAGGGCAAAGGCCGTCTTGCCCACGGCAGGACGGGCGGCAATGACATTCAGGTCGCCCCGCTGCCAGCCCGAAGTCAGGCGATCCAGGTCGGCAAGACCGGTGGAGATGCCCGTAACCCCGTTCGAGCCGGATGCCTGACGCGCATCCACCTGTTGCAGCGTATCGTCCATCAAGGTATCCATATCACGCAAGTGCTCGATGGTGCCGCATTCCCCCTCCAGGCGGTCCAGCAGATTATGGGCATCCACCAGCGTGTCGCCGATGTCCGTCGTTTCATCGGCTGCAAGCGCCAGGAGTTTATGGAATCCGAGTATCATTTCCCGCCGCAAGTACTTCTCGCGCAAAATCAGCACATGATATTCCAGGTGCACCGCCGACGCCACCCTGCCGCTGATACGGGTCAGCTCATACGGCCCGCCTGCCGCATCCAGCTTGCCGCGTGCCACAAGTTCATTCTTCACCGTGATAATATCTATCTGCCTCCCTTCCCGGTACATCACCTGCATGGCGGCATAAATCAAAGCGTTCTTATCAAAATAGAACATCTCCGGACGCAAGCGGTCTGCCACCATCGGCATTGCTTCGCGCCCTATGAGGCAGGCTCCAAGTATAACTTCTTCAAGTTCCGCATCCTGCGGATTCAGTATTTCAGCCATTACATTATATGTGTGTTATGGTAAACGGTTCGTCAATACTCGTATTCGTACTCGTTCAAAAACGCTTTGTGGGAGAGGTAGTTCACGGCTTGCAGGCAGAACAGGGTGTTGTTGAGGTGGTAGTAGTAGGTTTCGATATTCTCCAGGGCGGCGATGCGCTCACCGGCAGAGAGTTTGTTCCAGACTTTGCGTGCCTTGCCGGGATTTACCTTATCCTTGCGGGTAATCTCGTGGTACTGTTCCCAGAAAGCTTTGAAGCCATTGTCGGACGGTGTGCCGGATGCCGGTTCCTTTTTGGCCGCACGGGATATCCGGACATCATAATCGGGGATGCGGATATGCGTGGAAAGTCCGTCGTCCAGATGCACCAGCCGCTCGCAGGCGAACATCCTTTTGAAAAAGCGCATGGTGCGCCCGCGGCTCCAGCCAAGGATTTCGGCCCATTGCAGATAGCTGAACAGGCTTTCGCCACGTGCACATACATACTCCACCCCGTTGCGGCGGTAAACGCTCTCCTTGTAATTGGCATAGAGCAGCACACGCAGAAAGGCTTCCTGTTCTCCGGCAGCTTCCGGGCACTCGCGTATAATATCATGGATTAGTTGTCGGGGAACCATGACATACCCCTTTTCAGTTGTTTCTAACATTTCGTTGTTTTTAATTACGCAGCAAAGATAGAGGGGAATGCAACGCCCCGCAACCCCGGCATGCAGTTCCGGTAAGTTTCGGTAAATAATAGCCGGTTTCGGTGGAAAATAACTATTTTAAGCTACTTTTGGCATGAACAACATTCCGGACACCCCGGCGTACACCTGTAAAGGCTGTCCCTCAAGGGATTGCGCCCTTAAGCGGACAGCCTTCCGGACATTTGCCGGACACATAAGAAATAAAGAAAGAATTGATATATTAAAATATATCAGTACTTTTCTTCCTTAAAACGTTTTTGGCCTTCAAGAAAAGCTTCGCCCGGCATCCCCCATTCGCGGATAATGGCAGCTATCTGCAAAGGAACCAGTGTAGTGGTGCGCTCGGTATATCCGTACCGGCAAAGGGCCTCGTAAAGCCTCGGATAAAGTTTCACCAGTTTGCGGAAAGCGCGCGTAGAGGAAGTTGTGTGCTCGCAAGAGCAGTAGGCCATAGCCACATCGGACACCGGATGACATCCGAAAAGCATCCATTCGTAATCTGTCTGTTTCATTTTTAGTACATTTTGTTAGAAAAATGAGGGCAAAGGTATACAAAAAAGTAAAGCATAATACAGGCCGGATGCTCTTCGAAACCGGAGCGTTGTCCGCAAGTAAATAAATTTCAAAAAGTGCAATATAGTATATCGCGTGCGGTAATGGCGCACGCAAAGACTGTAAATATTATAAAACTAACGGATCATGAAAGATTTAACAACCTTTACGCTTTCAGTCATACAGGAGCTGGAAGACGAAGGGCGGTTCGGAACCGCCCATGTATACCGCAGCATGCTGCGGGCTTTCCAACGGTACTGGGAAAGCCAACACCCCAAAACCGAAATACGGATGCGGAAAGTGTTTGATGTCGCCACGATACAGAAGTTCGAAAGGCATCTGCTGGAGAGGATGCTCAAGCTGAACACCATGTCAACCTACCTGCGCATGTTGCGGGCCGTATACAACCGCGCGTTGCTGGCGGGCCTCACCGGATATGTGCCCGGACTGTTCAAGCATGTATATACCGGAACCCGTGCCGACGTGAAACGAGCCCTGCTCCCCGCCGAAATGGGACAGACCCTTGACACCTCCGCTTCCGTGCGCCGGGAGCTGAAAGAAGCGCAGATATGGTTCGCCTTGCTATTCCTGCTGAGGGGCATGCCCTTTGCAGACCTTGCAAGGCTGCGCAAATGCGATTTCAAGGACGGGGTAATTACCTACTGCAGACAGAAAACGGGAAGACAGATACGTGTACACGTCACCGCCGAAGCGGCAGAGCTTATCCGCCAATGTGCCGACCGCCGCACGGGCTCGCCCTACCTGCTCAACATACTGGGGGACGAAAACTGCCGTTTCCCGCTGGGAAGGCGTGAAGAATACCGACATTACCAGCAGGTCTTGCGGAGCTTCAACCGGAAGCTCAAACTGCTGGCAACCGCACTCGGACTGAGAGGAAAGCTCTCCTCCTACACCGCACGACACACATGGGCCACAACGGCGTTCCACACCAAAGTCACCGTGGGAGTAATAAGCAACGCACTGGGGCATTCATCGGTAAAGGTCACGGAAACCTATCTGAAACCCTTCGAAAACGAAGCGCTGGACAAGGCCAACAAGAAAATTATTGCTTACGTAAAGAAATGCGGAAACCGATAAGGATGGCTGGGAAATATTTTCTGTATATTACTATGATACAGATTATTACAAAGGAATTACTTTGTAGGTAACGGGAGATATTCCTACCGCAAAAGTAATTATAAAACTTGAAAAACAAAACAAAAAAGATAAAATCTTATCGGATACGGCGTAAAAGACCGGCAACAGACAAAACAGAACAAACCAGCCCCAACCTATAGAGCAATAATCAGCCTGCCGCCTTCCGAACGGAAAGCAGGAAAACGCCTATTGTATAAATTTTACAGATATACAACCCGGCTGCACACGCGGCAGACGCTTCTGCAAGATGCCTGACGGCAATCTCCCGTTACCTACAAAGTAACGGACAGATACCCAAATCAAACAAACAAGAAAACTACATGATAACGCCCAGAACACAGACTGCCATTGCAGTACTCAAATGTATTTATGCAAGAGACTACGGTACTTGCATAAAACCGTGCACACTTACCGAAAAAGAAAAACAAGCACTATTATTACAACTTTCCATCGCAAAGTTCATTCTCCTGAAAGACACGGAAAATCCGCTGGAAATACAGTCCTACATCCCTGCCAGAAAAGCTGTGGAAATATCCCTGCTGGATATTCTCGAAGCCACGGGAGAACATCTGAACTGCAACCGCCCCATTACCGAGCAGTTCTATGCACAATACGGAAGAGCCGCCCAGAAACTCGGAATAATAAACCAGATAGCCAGAATATACCTGAAGGAAATTACACTGACAGATTTATAAAAGGAGGACAATAAATTGAAAAAGATAAACTATATCATAATATCGGCTTTGTTTGCAATATTGCCTTATGCAAGCAGACTGAAAGCGCAAACCATAGCTGTAAAAAGTGACCTGCTCACCGGAGCACTCTCTTCTCCCAATCTTAGTGCAGAGGTAAAACTCTCCGAACGTTTTACGCTGGAAGCCGGACTTCATTACAACCCTTTCTCAATAGGCAAAGACAAATACCTGAAGCACTGGTTTGTACAACCAGAATTGCGCTATTGGATGTATCAACCCTATAAAAGAAGTTTCTTGGGGATAAATCTCATGTATAATCCGCAAATCCAAATTTCCGCAGAATCCGAAACGAAGCGTTCGATTTTCAGGGAAAAGGACAAAACGAAGCGTTCAAAAAAGGAAAGCGCGCAACACTCAAAAAGCCGAAACAAAAGTTTTGTAATGACCTCTGTTTCGGCTTTATAATTTCATAAAAAATGGCTTTATAACGGCATTAAAATAAGGCTCAAAAGTTTGGCCTTCTACTTGAAAAATTGTATCTTTGTTCAGTGCTAAGCAGCTGTTTTATGAACTAATTTTTCCTGTTTCTTATACAGCATCATGTCTGTATATTCGGCAGAATAATTCATGTGGGCATTGAATTCCTTTTTTGTACAACCCTCAAAAGGATTGCCAATGGTTTTGTTTGCTCCAATCCATTCACACAGTTCAAGTATGGAGGATTTATTGGATGTGAAATAAACGAAGGAATGCTTTTCGAGTATCTTTAAAACATCCAAATAATCAGACAAGCGCCAATACATATTGTACGTACCAACATCAGTGGAAAGATAAGGCGGATCAATTAAAAAGACGACTCCGGGAACATCCTTATATTGGTTGAATACTGCTTTGTAGTCGCATGATACAATTTCAAGCCCTTTTAAGTAGTCAGAAGACTCCGGATAACCGGTCTTGCGAATGTTGTTATAAAGGACTTCCTTGCGCATTTCGGCTACAGACAATTTATACTTCATGGAGAACATAAGTGAGGATGATAAGGTTATAAAATCCACGTACCCAACATTTAGTTCTTCTTCCTCGATACGTTTAAAAATGCGTTCTCTAAGTTCCCCTTTAATTGGTTTATGTTTGGGTATCGAATTACCCACCAGCTCCCTAATATCGGCAAGCAGTTTATTTGTCTGTGGGATATTTTTCAGTCTGAACCGGTAGTTGTCGAAGTCATTGTAGACAACAGTAGCATCGGGCTTGCTTCTTTTGGCTATATGCGAAAGAAGTCCGGAACCGCCAAACAAGTCCACAAACACGGTATCTTCAGGGAACTGTTCCAAAACTTTAATAAACTCTTTAGCAAACATTCTTTTTTGGCCTACAAATGGCAGTGGTGCAGATAAATTCATATTCTTCATACGTTCAAGTCAAATTTAATGTTTTCAACTCCGGATAACAGTTCCAGAGTCCGGTCAATGTTATTTTCATATATATGCACATTTCCAAGGTCAAGGGTTATGGACTTCAGGGGAAGCTCCACCTGCCTTGCCATCAGATAAAGATGATAAATATCAGCCGGAAGCCCAAGGTTCGCATCAGAACTACGCTGATATGCAGATAGCACCAATTCTCCCTCATCAATTTGGAACTGCACAAGACTCAGGCAGGGTGCCTGGTTGCTTTCCACCCCGGTTTCTCCAAGAAACAGGACATAATTCTTGCTGTTGCGCTTTTCCCGGTTAATCCTGGTTATGAGGGGTGGAAGCTTTTCAAAGTAAGTTGGATAGCTGTTTACAAGGGTATGGCCGCAATAATCCCACCAGGTAATCCCTGCCTCTTTGTATTTTTCCACATCCCGGACTCCTTGCATAAACAGTTTCAATTCCTCTTTCAGCTTTTTCCTGGCTATCCCGTGGCTTTCAAATATGTCAAGTAAATCAGCGGGGGTTAGCATGAGCCTTTCGTTTAATAGATACTTGATACGCCCTTTCCTATTGGTCTGGATTTTGCCCGTTTGGAGTATCTTGTCTAATGTCTGGTAATACTTATTCATGAGCTTTATTTTTGGTTGTACAAAGGTAGCTCTACCGGACAACACAAGGCATCCCCGGCACATCAATCACACTGCACCGAGCGTGCAGTGCTTTCCAAACCGTTTGATAACATCATACACCTTACGTTCGCTTACCGAATATTTATTTGCCAAAAACGCCACTGCATAAGTGGTCTTTTCACCTTGTTTTTTCATGACCTCATACTCCGTATATAAGTCTATGAATCGAAGGTCATCCTGCTTGCCGCCCAAACTTATAAGCATTTCAAGCGGTTCTCTGTTAAATTTAAGTGCTTCAAACAATGTCATATCCAATCATTTTTGTACTTTTGCAATGCCAATCATTTATTTAATGCGTAAAAACGCCACGAGAGTGCGGCAGAGGGCATTGCCCCCGGTCGCGCACTCTCGTGGCGTTTTGTGTTAATAAATGATTGGCGTCTATATTAACAGGCCGGGGGCTTTTTTTATCCCTCCCCCGAAGGGATTGTCAATCACTCAATCCGATATAATTCCAAATTGAACTTGTCCTTTTTTTCCCAGCCTTCAGCCAGAACTGTCTGAATGAATCCTACTGCTTTTGTATAGAAATCTTTCAGTTCTTCTAACTGAGTAAAAGTATGGTATTCCGGTTGTTCATCCGAACCAAACTTAAACGTCACTGGCAGGGTTTCTCCGCCCGTCTGAACGGCCAAATCGTATGCTGCCTTATAGTTGTACTGGTTCTCCACAGAAAGCCATACATGGGCACCATTATAGGCGAATCCGGATAGGATAGCCGCATCAGTCTGGCTGTTATACCAGGACATAACCAATGTGTGGATTTCCTCATCAGTAGGCTTATGCCCGAACTCCTCTTCCATGTAGGAGGCAGAGCCGTTCTCTTTTTCCTGCACATCCCATCGGATGCGCCATTTGTCTTTAACCGGGTTCGTGCATTCCATCAGCGAAACCCCGGAACTTCCTTCAACTCTTCTCATGTAAACACGTATTTGGTTCTACCTTTGCCGAATGTCTCTGTCTTGATGGTCGTTTCAAACGGGAAACCATCCGGCATTTCCTTTACTTGTGCGAGAATATTCTTCATTTCCTCGCTGTTGGTGAAGAACTTCTTTGCCTCGCCGTTCACTTCGATGGCCACAATACAGCGGTCTTCTCCCTGCTCGGTTTTGATACCGGTCTCAAAGTCCTTCACTACAATGGGTAAGTTTACCAGTTCCCGGATGCTTACCACCACTCCGGGGAATCGCTTTTTACCGTCTTCCGGCTTGTAAGCGACATTCAAGTCTTTAAAACTTCTCATTTCTTTGCCTGTTAATTTTTTAAACAACTTATTACAGTCGGCGTGCTTCGTCATGCCGTAGAAACTGGCAATCAGTTCCCGCCGTCTTTTTCTCGATTTTACCTCGTGCATTTTCCGGGCAAACTTCTGTTTGATGCGTTTCCGCAATCTTACATAGTCGGGACGGATAACATAGCCAAGGAAATCAATGCCTTCTTCCACAGGGAACACCCGTTCATTCGGCTTTATTTCCAAGTCTATTTTTCCCATTTGCCCGTGAACAGCATCACGAATCTTCCACAATTCCGCTTTCGTTTTACCGAGTACCAGTCCGTCATCGCAATAGCGATAGTAATAACGAACCCCGTACTTATCCTTCAGATAGTGGTCTAAAAATACAGACAGAAGCAGATTTCCTGCCCCTTGTGAACTGCGCAGTCCGAAACTGATACCTTCCGGCAGCAGCTTAACAAACCGCTCCAACAAGACCAACAGCCTTTTGTCCTTGAACACCCTCCGGAAGCACCACATAACAAAGTCCTGCCGCGCATTGTCATAAAACCTCCGGATGTCAAATTTGTATGCGTAAAGCGTGCCTTCCGGATTTTTTTGCAAATCGGTACGTATGCAGTTCATCAGGTCATGAGTACCGCGCCTTTTGATGCTTGCACCGGTTGTCCGGATATAACGTTTTTGCAGGTGGCGGTCCACCACATTCATGATGGCAAACACAGCGATGCGGTCTTTCATGGACAGGATCTGCAAAATACGTTTTTTACCGTATTCTTCAATTTCCCTCTCATGGTAGCCGCCCAGCCGGAATGAGCCGTCCGCAATGGAAGCCGTCAGTTCGGTGATAATCTTCTCCCTATGGGCAAGCAGGAATCGTCCCTGCCTTGACCTCTTACGATCGGTTCCGCGAAGTACCGAATCGAATGCCTCCGACATATTGGAGTATTCGATGATTTCCTCGATAATATATCCTTCCCTGCGCATAAGCTATTGGTTAATAAACATGGAAGATGAGGGCCTTCCTTTCCCCGGGTCTGACTTCTTCGAACTGATAACAGCCTACCAAACTCCACCCGACGCGTGATTTTTCAGCTTTCCACCTTTTCTGGTGCTGTTGCTGTGGCTTGCTCCCCTCGGCACCGCTTCGGGGACACGTCCCCGCTGCTGTACGCCGATTTGTTAGATTTCCAGACGCGAGCCGACATTCGCATTCGTATTCGAAGCATCGTTATTCGCATTCGCATTCGACACACCGCCATTCGCATTCGCATTGTTGTACCCGCGATAGACCACACGGACTATTGGGGAACTCTACCGCTTGCAAAGTTACTGATTTAACAGGCAAAACAGATAAACGAATTACACTATCATCCAAAATAAAACGGATATACTGCCACCCGCGACGGTGAGCCCCCAATCAATCCAGTCCCAAGGACTTCCCCGAAGAGTATCTTTCAGTTCCAGACAGGAAGCTGCAATGGCCGCAGCATAAAAGGCCGTCCAAGGAGTAAATCCCAATAGACCTACCATCAAACCACCGATAAGATGCTTGTAACGGTTACTCATTTTTAAAAATGCGATAATCTTTTTCATATACCTCAAAATTCTATTTTTTCGACCGGCTTCGCCGGCATTTGAATACCTTTTAAATGGAATTCGGAAACCATCCGAATCCCGTTCTTTCGTTTTAGTCGCTTCGCTCCACGCTTTGGCGCTTTGCGCTTACGCCACCTCGCGTATCGCCTTGTACGCTGCCACGCTTTGCGCCCGGACGATTTTGCCGCGGAAGGCCAGACGCGAGCCGACATACGCATTCGTATTCGAAGCATCGTTATTCGCATTCGCATTCGACACACCGCCATTCGCATTCGCATTGTAGTACCCGCGATAGACCACACGGACTGTAGCGGTGCTTATCCAGTACATGTCGGTATAGTAGGTGGAAGATGATCCGTTCAAATTACCTACCGGAACCATGTCCATATACTTGCCGTGCGCCACGCCTGTAATCCACTGACCGCTGTCCTTCTTGCCCTGTACCATACGGATACTGCCGTCAGGCATCCAGATGCGCCATTTGCCCTGGTTGCCGCTGTCATTCGGCAGATCCACGCCGTCCATCATGTCATACTTGTTGCCGTAGATGTCCTCGTAGCCCAGGCAGCAGATATTGTTCACCTGCACCACGGTCGCCTGTCCGTATTCGTCCCGGCTCTTATACCAGGCATACTGATGCACCAAGCCGTCAATCAGCGAATTCGTGATTTTGTTGTTGATGACATACGCTTCGTCATAGCCGATGGTGTCTGTCATTCCATGGTCGGCCGTTCCACCCGTTGTCCGGTTATTGTTATGCTGACCGGCACCGCATTGTTCCTGCATGTCCCTACGCCCGTACTTTGCATAGCTCAGGTTCGCGATGCGGCTGTGCATCAGGGCATCTATCTGCTGCATGCCACGCTGCTGGCTGTAATAGTGGAAGTCCGTCCATGTCATGCTTGCCGTGGTCGAAGCTCCGGTTATGCAGGCACGCAACTTGCTGCCCACTACAGAACTGCCCACAACGGCACACAGATGTTCCTCATTGGCCACCCAATCCGGTTCCATGTCCTCTATCTTGTCGCTGTTGCTCAGCACCACGCAGTCAAACTCTGCCGTGTTCAGAATGGAGAAATGCAGGGCTGTAGCACGTTCCGGAACGTCTGCTATCAGATACATGCCGGCTTCAAATTTCAAGCCGATGGTCGGCACCACAATACTCTTCAGGATGTTTCCCTCCGCATCAGCAAACACACTGCCGATAAGCCCTGTTCCTGGAACGCTCGGGAAGCGGACACGTCTGTAACCCGACACGTCCACTTTGCACACGGAATAAGCCTTGTCCGTCGTATAGGATTCCATCAGCGTGGGCTTGCCGCTCATGATCTTGCGTTCACCCAGCCAGCCGCCCTGTGTCTCCTTGATGGCATCCAGTGTCAGTACCGTCGCGTCCGGAATCGGGGGCATTTCGTCCTCCGGATAACTGCTGTAGCAGGCGTACTTCTTGTTGTTCAAATAATCGTTGATGCCTTTGCTCCAGTAAAACGGCTCATACATCATCCAGTCTCCCTCGCTGCCGTCCAGCTTCGCCACCGTACAGTCGTTCATGTCCTCCGCATCGGCATAGAAGTTCGAGCTTTCGTCATGCAGGGGGAAATAGGTCATTTCGCCGTCCGGGTTGTTCACCTCCACTTGCTGCCCGGCCATCTCCACCTTCCGGCTCGTAGGCATCCTGGTCACTTTGGCCAATACGCGGTGGCGCTTGGACAGGATAGCATTCACATGCCCGCTCATTTTGTACGCATTCCCGAACTTGTATCCCGTCTTGTTGTCCAGGTTTGAAATATTGGCATCGTCGGCCACGCTGTCGTCAAACTCGATCATCGTATAGGGCGGCTGCTTGATGGTCAGTTCTGGATAACGGGCGGCATACTTCTCCAGTTCCTCATCAGCCAGATACTTCGTCAGGGTCAGCTTGCCCCTCAGTCCCGAATGCCGGTCATCCACAGCACCCGTCTGCGTATACGTTCCGTAGTCGTAATACTTCTTCAGCAGGGTTCCGTCGTCTTCCCGGTCTATCTCCAGCACGAAGCGTTCCAGCTTGCCGCTGCCGTTCAGTCTGGCCTGGTGAAGGCGTTCCAGCATAGCGAACCCGTCGATGCCGGGGCAGTTGGTGTAGCGGTAGCCCCGCACATTATTGATGCCTTCCAGTATCAGGCCACTGTCGGACAGCTTGGTCAGATATTCCAGGAACAGTTCCTCAATCGTGTCCGGCAGGCATAACTGCACAACGGGCGCACCGGTGGCCAGTTTCACACGGGTCAGCCCCGTACCCCTCACGTCCAGTTTCTTCAGGCGGCCCTGCCAGCTCAAGTCCAAAGTAGCCACATTGCCGTTGTCCCCGTTCCGGGCCAGCCGGTTGTTCCGCATGTTCACTTCTTCCAGAAGCAGCATGCCGTTCGTCGAAGCCATGAACGAGCCATTCCGGTAACCGCTGGCTTTCTCCACGCTCATGTCGAGTTTTACCAGTGAGGTCAGCAGACCGAAGTTGAAGCCGATTGCGAACGCATCCTCATGCCAAACCAGCTCCTTGATTTTGGCTGCACCGATAATCTTCAGCGGGTCGTTCTCACCGAAGGCACGGGTCAGCTGCAACGAGTGGAGCACGTCCGCATCCACCACGCCGCTGTCGGCCTGCACGCCATTGCTGGTGGAAAGCTGCACACGGTACGGAATGGTCAGACGGTACTGCATCGGTTTCAGCGTGTAGGCCTTGTCCAG